GGCTATCTTTCCAAGGCTTTGAGGCATTAGCGACATCACAGTTGGAAGCGCTAGCGAATGGCGTTTATCAAGCGGCGCTGACAGGCAGAAGCAAGGCTGACTTTATCAAAGAGGTGAGAGGGCAGATTAATGGAATCTATCAAGCAAGTGATCAAGAAGAAATTGCTCAACTGGTGGAGGTGGCTAAGGAAGCAACTGGAGCCAGACAACAGGCGGCGGTTGATCGACTCCACAGTGTTTATAACGCAGATCGGCTTGGTAATAATTTACGGCGCTATGCGACAACTTATGCAACGGATTCGCTCAATCAGTACTCGGCAACGCTGACAATAACAACAGCCAACGAGCAAGGCATCGACCAGTTCGAGTATTACGGTGACGTGATTCGTGACAGCCGTGAGTTCTGCAAAAAGCACGTCGGCAAAGAATACAGCCGTGAAGAAATAGAACGAATTTGGGCTGGAAGCTGGGCAGGCAAGGCTCCCGGTGATCCATTCTTAGTGAGAGGGGGCTACAACTGCCGCCATCAATGGCTACCAATAGTGGAGGAATAGCATGAGTAAAGAACTAGACCGAGCAAAGAATCTGGTCGCTCGCCGACCAATACCACCAGCAATTCGTCAGCTACTTGAGCCACTGGCAGCGGCTGCACCAGAAGACGAGAAACTGGAATTCGATGACCTGTATGGAATCGTGAACGTACTGCTGCCGCTACCTAAGAAAACGAGGAAAAAGAAAGATGCCGAGCCATTACGGTCAGAGCAAGACGAAGAAGAAAAAGAAGCCGATGAACAAGCGGAAGCGAACGACTAAAAGATAACCACTAGCTGTTGACATTTCTCAGAAGCTGGTATACTCCCCCCACTCGAAAGAGGTTCGTACATGAGCGAAGAAGTCATGGAAGAAAGCACTGATACTCAGCCAGTGCAGGATGAAGTAGTTGAGGAAGGCAAGCGTTTTACCCAAGAGGAGCTTGATCGCATAGTTGCTGATCGAATCCAGAGGGAGAGGCGCAAGCTAGACAAGAAGCTGGAAGGCATCGACATCGAAGAAGCTCGTCAACTCATGCTTGAGCGTGAACAGGCGGCAATTGAACGCCAAAAGGAAAAAGGCGAGTTCGAGTCAGTACTGAAGCAGACTGTCGAAAAGAAGGATCTAGAGATTGCGTCTATGCGCGCAGCGTTGGAAACGACCAAGATTGATGGTGCGTTACTGACAGCAGCAAGCAGGCACAATGCTGTAGATTCTGAACAGGTGTCGCAGTTGCTGCGGAATCGTGTAAAACTCTCCGACGATGGTTCGGTTGAAGTCTTAGACGATAACGGCACTGTCAGATACAACGACAAAGCCGACCCCCTCTCTGTTGATGAGTTGGTGGGTGACTTTCTTACGGCTAACCCGCATTTCGTCAGAGCCTCCCAAGGTGGCGCTGGCACAATGGGTAACGCTGGTGGCTCTACGCAGAAGCCTATATCTGTGGCTGACATGGTTCAAAACTGGGAAGACGGTGGTCGAGAGGCTTATCGTGCTCTCCGTAAGAAGACCAAATAAACCACATTGATGATATAGGACATAACTATGGCTGCTACAACTAGCACAACCCTTGACGATCTATTTAGCGACATCATTGCCGCTGCACGTTTCACTGCTGAAGAAGAGTCCCTGATGATGGGATTGGTCACGATGTACAACATCGGCGACGAAGCTGGCAAAGTGATTCAAGTGCCTAAGTATCCTGCTGTAACTGCTGCTGACCTGACTGAAGGCACAGACTTGACCAGTACAACCGTTTCAACTTCTTCTGTGGACATCACTGTCGCTGAAGTAGGTGCGCAGGTTGTTCTGACTGATCTGGCTGCTATGGGCGCTGGCAACCCTGCTGAAGAGCTTGGGACGGTACTGGGTAACGCAATCGCTACCAAGATGGACGCTGACCTGATCGCATTGTTCGACGGCTTCAGCACTTCCTTCGGCGCTGCTGCACAAGAGATCACGGTTGCTGATCTGTTCAAAGCTGCTGCTACCTTGCGTAACAACAAGGCACAAGGCGACATCTTTGCTGTTGTGAACCCTTTCCAAGCGTATCAACTGAAAGCTAACCTGACCAATACCTTCGCTAACCCCAACGGTGGTGACGCGCAGAACACGGCTATGGTTAACGCTTACGTCGGCACGATTGCTGGAATCGACATCTACGAGTCATCCAATGTGACTGTTGATGGTTCTGGTGACGCGAAAGGCGCTGTCTTCTCACGCGAGGCTTTGGCTATCGCTATGAAGCGCGACTTCCAAATCGAAGCACAGCGTGACGCATCCCTGCGTGCCTTCGAGCTTAACGCTACTGCCATCTATGGCGTGGGCGAGCTTGATGACACATATGGCTGTGAAATGTTGTTTGACGCTACCATCTAAAGCGTTTGGATGGCCCTGCCCTGACTCTCCTCGGGGTGGGGCTATCCCTTTTTGGAGGTTCTATTGGCTATCACTTATCGCGGTGAACGGTTCGAGGGTTACAACAAACCCAAGCGCACACCAAAGCACAAAGAAAAGAGCCACGCAGTGCTGGCTAAAGAAGGCGACAAGATTCGTCTGATCCGCTTTGGCTTACAGGGTGCAGAGAACAAACCGCCACGAAAGGGCGAGAGTGAGGCAGACAAAGCAAAGCGCAGGTCGTTTAAAGCTAGGTTCGCCAAGCAGATAGCAGCAGGACGCAAAGACAAGACAGCATCAGCCGCATATTGGGCTGACAAGGTGAAGTGGTAATGGCATTTTCTCAAGACTCTGATCTGGTCGCCCTTGTCCCTGACATCTTGGACTTCGGCATCACATCATTCGCTACTGAACACGCAAAGGCGCAGACAGATCTGACTCGAACCATTCGGAACGAGTGGTGGTACAAGAAGCAGATCCCCGGCGAAATGGTGCCAGCGTATCTGACGGACACCCAGTGGACTCGTTGCAACGCCTATCTGGTGTTGTGGAAGTTCGCCCTCCCCCAGCTTACAAACTGGGTACAGGATGACCGCTTTCTCAATATGATTAACTTTTACAAGCAACGCTATGACGAGGAGTTGGTGGCGGTGTTTGCTGACGGTGTTGAGTACGACGATGACAACTCAGGCACCATTGAAGATGACGAGCGCGGCATTGTCTCGTATGGACGGCTTGTCAGATGACTCAGGGTCTGCCCATCAAGGTTGATCTCAAGCCAAAAGACATCGAAGGCTTGATGAACAGTGAGCGCAAAAGCATTCAGAAGGGCGTTAATCGCGCTATTGGGCGCACAGCGTCATTCGGCAAGCAGATCATCCTCCGCAGAACAAAAGCGGGAGACGGCTTCGAGGGGACGTTCAAGGGCTATTCTGGCGCTTACATCAACGCGCTAGAACGCAAGGGATTCCCGACCAGCCCTGTGGACTTGTTCGCAACGGGCCAAATGTTAGGCTCGATGCAGGTTGAAACGCTCAACCGTCGCACTGCGCGCATCTACTTCTCCAACCCAGAGGCATCCAAGAAGGCAGCGTTCAACAACAGAACCCGTCCGTTCTTTGGGTTCAACGATAAAGAAGAAGATCGCTTGGGTAGGTTCTTCCGCAAGGAGTTTAACCGATGAGCGTGAGAGAGAGCATTGCAGGGAACTTGGTGACAACGCTACAAGCAGTAACCACTCCCACAGACATCAAGTTCGTGACCCGCGAACCTTTCGACTTTGACAAGTTGAGCAACGCGCAATACCCAGCGGTTCTGGTCAGAACGACAAACGAAAACAGAGAAGACGGAACTGTGGGTGGAAGCATCACTCAGCGGTTCGGCACAATTGATTATCAGCTTGTCTGCTATGTGAAAGGCTCAGGCTTAGATCAGGCAAGGAATAATATCGTCGAGTCTATTGAAGAGAAGCTGGACGAAGACAGATCTCGCGGAGGCCATGCAATTGACACTCAGCTTGTCAGCGTGGAGTCCGACGATGGCAGTATTGCCCCGGTAGGTGGGGTGATTTTAACGGTACGCATTGAGTACCAGTACACTCGTGGAACAACCTAAAGGGGTTTAATCATGGCAACGACTAAAGGCTCAAGCGGCTCAGTCAAACTTGCGGTAAGTGGCGGCAGTGTCGCTGCTATGGGTGAAGTCCGCAGCTTCACGCTCTCAGAATCAGCAGACACCATTGAGGACAGTGTGATGGGCGATAGCGCCCGTACTTATGTCTCATCATTAACGTCTGCCACCCTCTCAATGGAAGTCTATTGGGATGACGCTGACGCAGTTCAGCTAGTTATGGACTCAGGTGCAGACTTGATCTTTGAGTTGTACCCAACGGGGACAGGCACTGGCGAGAAGTACTACAGTGGTGGCGGCGTTCTGACGAGTAAAGAAATCACAGCGTCCTTTGATGGTATGGTTGAGGGCACGTTTGAGCTACAAGTCTCAGGCGCTGTAACTGAAGCCACTGCATAAGGATTCCCATAATGGGACTAGCTAAAGAACTAAGAAACAGAAGACAACTGAATGCGCGGAAGATAGAAGTTGAGGCATGGGCTGATCCAGATGGACAGCCCTTTGCCATGTACTGCTTCCCGATTACTTGCTACGACGTTAACGAACTGCAAAAGAAGCACCCCAAGTTCATGGAAAACACCACAATGGCGGCAATGATCGACCTAATTGTGATGAAGGCCAGTGACGAAGAGGGTGGGCGTTTGTTCACGTCAGCAGAGGACAGAATAGATTTGCTAGGAGAAGAGACGAGCGTCATTTCTAGTATTGCCGAGCAGATGTTTGCTGAGATCCAGACGGTAGAGGATCAGGAAAAAAACTGATTGCCGATTCGTTGAGGTTCAACTTGATAGCCTTAGCGGATCGGCTACACATCAGTATTGGCGAAGCCGAGCAAATGCCCCTCTCTGAATTTAATGAGTGGGCGGCATTTTTCAAGATAATGAGCGAGAGGCAGGACGATGGCTGATCAGCAAGTCAACATAACCATTCGGGCGTTAGATAAAACCAAGAAGGGTTTTTCGTCTGTCACTGGTGGCCTAAAGCGTGTCGCTGGCTCTGTTCTCAACATGAAGACCGCTATCGTCGGCGCTGTTGGCGCTGGTGGTTTTGGTGCCCTGATCAAGTCATCTATCGATGCTGGCGACGAACTAGCTAAAACGGCAGACAAGTTGGGGGTGACAACCCAAGCCCTCGCTGGGTTACGTCACGCAGCAGAGCTTACAGGCGTGTCTACGGGCACGATGGACATGGCCCTGCAAAGGTTCACCAGACGCGCTGCGGAAGCTGCTAAGGGCACTGGAGAGGCCAAGGGAGCACTTCAAGAGCTAGGCATTGACGCTGAATCTTTGGTTCGCCTCCCCCTTGATGAACAAATGAACATTGTGAGCGATGCCATGCAAGGCGTGGGCACACAGGCTGACAGAGTTCGTCTAGCCATGAAGCTGTTTGATAGCGAGGGCGTGGCGCTAGTCAACACGTTAGGCGGTGGTTCTGACGCGCTCAAGCAGATGACTGAGGAGGCTGAACACCTTGGTCTGACCCTTAGCAGAACAGACACCGCTCAGATGGAAATGGCGAACGATTCCATCACTCGTTTGATGGGCGTCTTCAAAGGTTTGACTAATCAGTTAGCTGTGGCTTTCTCCCCCGTTATCACGTTCGTATCGGATGCGTTTAGGCAGGCGGCGTTAGACTCAACGGCATTCGGCAACATAGGACAAAAAGTTGCTATCGCTGTCGCTAAAGCGTTCGGAGCAGTGCGTCAAATCATGCACGGTGTTGAGATTGTGTTTAAGTCATCTCAGCTAGCCGTTATGAGGATGGCTAACGCTATCGGCAGCAAGTTGATACCCCCGTTGCAGGCGTTTATCAACATCTACAACAAGATCGCTGCATTTCTTGGTCGACCGCTTATCACTGAAAGCGCGGCTCAGATTATGGGCAACCTTCCGCAAGACATTGCATCTCTTCAGCAAGAGCTTGATGTGCTCAAGACGATGAACCCCGGACACGAACTGTCTGAGTCTATGCAAGAGTTCATGGTCGCCAATCGAGAAGTGGCTCAGTCTGTTGCTGATGTGAAAGACGCTATCACCGAAGCTGGCGCTGGTGATACTGGGAAGCCAACGATCTTCGACAGATTGAATCAGAGCTTCATCGACCTAGAAAACAAGCTACCCACTGTTCAGCAAAAGATGGACGAGCTTGCAAAGACCACGATGAAGAATATGAGCGACAGCTTGATGGGTGTGGTCAAGGGTACAGTCAAGCTCAAGGACGCATTCAAGCAAATGGCTGCAAGCCTAATCATGCAGGCCATCCAACTGTTCGTCATCGACAAGATCACTGGCGGCTTCTTATCGTTCGCCAAGGGGTTAACTGGCAAGGCTATCGGTGGGCCTGTTCAGTCTGGTCAACCGTATATGGTGGGAGAGCGTGGGCCTGAAATGTTTGTGCCCAATCAGTCAGGTTCAATCATCCCTAACAAAAGAATGGGCGGGGGTGTCACTGTGATAAATAACGTAGACGCTAGAGGTTCTGGCGCTGACGTGGATCAGAAGATCAAATCTGCTATGGCCCAGACCAGTCAGCAGACTATAATGACCATCCAAGATTTGATGCGCCGTGGGAGGTTTGCATAGATGACTACCTTTGCCTTCCCAAGCATTACCCCAACGACCAACACGTTTGAGCTTGTTTCTAATACTCGCACGTTCCAGTCTCCCCTGACTAACGCAGTACAGACGACATCCCGCAAAGGGTCGTTGTGGAGAATCAGTATGCAATTCGCTAACTTGTCTGGCGCTGACCGTAAGACGATGCAGGCATTTCTGGCAAAGCTAAACGGACAACAACACAGATTTACCGTTCAAGATCATTCCTACACATTGAGCGGGGGTGGTGGTGGAACGCTGCAAGTAAACGGTGGCACTCAATCGGGTACCAGTTTGGTCTGTGATGGTGCGACCGCTAGTGTCACCAACTACTTGAAAGCTGGTGATTACATAGCGTTTAACAATGAGTT